CTTTCGTTTTTCATCGCAACAACGCTGGCAACGACAAGCAACGATTTTTCGTCTTGTTGGAAAGCGTATTGCGGTTTGAAGCAATCTAATAAACTCTGTTTTTTTCATTGCTTCATTTTAGCACAATGATTTATTAGGCAGTCAGGGGATAGGTATGGAAAACTCATTTTGAGATATACCAGCTCGTGGTAAACTATAAAAAGAACCTTGAAATAAACCTTTCTTCCACGCCCAACTTCGGTTGGGATAGTATTGATAACGTCTGACACCTTTGATTGTTGAGAAAAATCATCACTTCGGTGGTGTTCATAAGCCACTCCGTAATCATCGGAGTCGGGCGTGGAGGATGGGTTATATGGAGTATGTATTCTCGTAACCAGATTCGTGACCATTCAGGGTTATGAGAGTGGGTTTGATTCCCACCACTCCTTGATGGGGGTGGCAATCTCTGAAATTGGACTGTTCGGAATCCTGCAAGTCAAACCTTGCCCCCAGTATCTAGGTATTCTTATACGCTCATAGCTCAATGGTAGAGCGAGGCAATACTCGAAAGGGTTTCCCTTGGTCGGGAGTTCGATTCTCTCTGGGCGTACACATATGACAACAAAACAACAGAAAGAAGTAGAGATATGGGAGTACTTCAAACCTAAAAATACTCAATGGGAAGAAAGAAATGAAGAAGATATTAGGAGGTTCTTTGAATGGAGCGAGAAAGGACTCCATAAAGAGCTTTTAGAGATACAACCATATCTACCAGAAGGGAGAACGTATTTTCATGCTTTGGTATGGGGTAAAAAGTGGGCAGGAAGACATGTACACGAATTGTACGAGCCTGGAGTCCTGAGTGGTGAGACACCGTACTCGGTGATATTGGGTGCATATGGAGATAAGATGCCACGATCTGTAGTAGATTTCCTTAAAAAAGAGATGTTCAAAGGAATGGACGCAGAGTTGATTGAGCAGTGTTATGAAACTATATAGTCAACAACTTTTCCACATTGACACTATCTGCCTTACTACTTACAATACAATGAGTAATTTACGATTAACCTATAAAAAATGAAAATCGATCTAAAGAAGACCGTCAACACTCTAAGTGGTACTCCGTACTTTGTCGGAAAGGATAAGTCACTTACTGTAGGAGCTGTGCTTGCGGAGATTCTAGCTACCGACCAGACGGGAGGAAAAATGAAATTGTACAATCTCGCACAGAAAGCATATAACGATGACGTTCTTGAAGTAGATTCTTCTGATTTATCTCTTATAAAAAACGCTGCATCAAAATCTACTGCATACAATGGTAACGCAGTGATCCTCGGGCAAATTGAGGAGATACTCGAAGGAATTAAGTAATAATCATATCTCTATTAAAAGCTAATCTTTTCTGTCCCCATCATCATTCGTGATTAGCGATGGTGGTGGGGACAGAGAACCTATATGGAAGAAAACAAAGAATTTGAAGAGAGGAAAAGTCAATTCATTAAGGAATATAAAGAACTCATAGATAAATACAGGATAGATTGGATGTCCTTTCCAATGTTTACACCGAATGAGAAAGGAACATGGGAAATAACAATCCAAACTCATCCAGTAGACACAAAAAATTCACCAGTAAAAAGTCCCTTCATACCACAGTAATATGTTCAAGCGTATTAAGAATTTGTGGTTCCTAAGTGGTATTGACTTCAACGACAAAGAAAGTCACTTGAAACACATACCTATTACATCAGTTGAAGGAATTAAAAGACGTACTACTGCAAGGAAACTGGCTAAAATTATAGACGTTGACGAAGAGGAACAGTTCCCATTAAAAAACGAATCTCTATGAAAGAAGTAATTCTTAATAGATACTTGAAAATAGAACCTACGGAGGTTTCAGACTTTGTCGCAAGTGAGAAAACTAGCTACGAGGAAATAGGAAAAGTAGTAGCAAAAGACGAAACGATAACTGATATTCCTGTTGGTGCCCTAGTATTCTTCGACTCATTTATGGCGAAGAAATACCCAATTGAAGGTCAATTTGGGAAGTTTCAGTGGTATATCCACTATGACGAGTGTGTAAAATGTGAGTATGAAGACAAAGAGATATCAAAATAGTGTTTGTAAGGGAAATTACTTACATAAATTTATTATATTAAAAAATACACAAAAAGGAGTACTAGAAAGATGTGAGAGATGCGGAATGACACAACACTTCCACAACAATATCTCAAATCATATTTATCTCTCCTATCACATACGCTCAGCTCTCCAAGCGTACGAACCATTATTTAACCGAGAATATCCACAACATGAAAGATAATCTACACATAAAAGAAGAAGCACGAGAAGGAATTGTACGTGGTATACGTAAATGTGCTGAAGCAGTGGGTGGTACTATGGGTACAGGTGGTGCTAATGCGCTCATTGAATGTGTAGAAAGTCCCGGACACTTCTCAACAAACGATGGTGTCACTATTCTTGAACATATCTACTTTGTTGACCCACTTGAAGAAATGGGAAGGAAGATTCTACTAGAAGCTGTTAAAAGAGCAAACAAACAATCTGGTGACGGTTCATCAACAACGACTATACTGACTGCAGCAATAATCCAAGAAGGCCTTAAATACATAGACAAAGAGTCTCCAATGGATATCAAAAAGTCTCTCGAACGACTCCTTCCAGTTATTGAGAAGTCAATTGATTCCCAAAAGAGAGAAATAACCGTAGACACTGTATCTCAGGTAGCGAGTATTTCAGCTGAAGACGAACAAATAGGGAATACCATTCAAGAGATATACCAACAAATTGGACCAGACGGCATTATTCATTGGGATATTTCAAAAACCTATCAAGATACCTATACTATTGGGTCTGGCATCACGATAGACGGTGCAGGATTTGCTTCTCCGTATATGGCAGATTTGGATGAAAACACAGGAGCATTCCAGAACGTTGCCCGATGGAAAAATGTAAAAGTCTTGATAACAAAACAAAAAATAACCAGCGCAGCCGAGTTCAATTCTCTTTTTGAAACACTCTTCAACAAAGAAATAAAAGAAATCGTTGTATTTTGTGACGAATACGAACCAAATATAATCGCAGATCTTATCCGTACAAGGGCTATGCGCGGGTTCAAGACTCTCTTAGTAAAGATGCCGGTTCTTTTCAAAGATTGGTGGTATGAAGATTTGGCAAAAGCCACCGGTGCGACAGTGATTGACCCTCATGCAGGTATAAGTCACAAGATGATGACCATGGAACATCTTGGTCATATTGAAAATATAACTGTTACACGGACAGATACATATCTAGACGGTATAAAAGATTTGACTGAGCATATCGAAACTCTCCAAAACGAAGGAACTGATGATTCACTCCTACGAGCTTCTAGACTCAATACAAAGACCGCACGTTACTTCGTCGGTGCTCCAAGTGATTCAGCACTATCCTATCGTCGTCTAAAAGTAGAAGACGCTATTAGTGCCGCTCATCAAGCTATTAAAAATGGAGTAGTGGCAGGAGGGGGAATAACTCTCGTACAATGTGCTCAAGACACAAAAAAGGAAGACTCTATCGGAGCAAAGATACTCTCTCGTGCTCTATACGCTCCTTTCAAACAAATCTTGGATAATATCGGTATAAATGCCGATACGGTTTTGCTTGAAAAAGATATGGGAATAGATACGAGGACAAAAGAACAAGTGAATATGTTCGATGCTGGTATTATTGACCCTGCAAACGTGATATTGAATGCTTGCAGAAACGCAATCAGTGTTGCCGCGTCGGTTCTCACCTGTTCCACCATGATACAACTCCCTCGTCAGGATATAACAGACCAATTGATGGAAAGAATAATGTCAAGGAATCCTTAGTATGATGATATTTTACGGGAAGTGTGAAGCATGTAGGAAGAAAGCTTTCTGTATACGAAGGCGTGAAGTGATACTTCCTATTGGAAAAAAGGCAAAAAGTCAGAAAAAGATATGTAACACCTGTTATAAATCAGCTAAAACTATGATAAAATAGCTATATGGAATTCCCACCATTCAAACCAGAAGAATGTTCTCCTGAGAAGAATCCCAAAGCAATCGTTGTTATAGAACAGGCAGATGGTAATTGGAAAGGACAAATGCAACGATTCGGGAACCTCATACAAGTGAGAGATATTTCTCCCGGCGTTGTGGTGGAAAGACTACTAACTCACAATGGCAAAGCGTAAACATCCAGGAGGAAGACCCTCAGATTACACCCCTGAACTACTTGTAAAAGCTCAAGTATATCTAGACGTACGTCCACAAGATGAACAAGTCCATAGTATAGAAGGATTGGCAGACTTTATTGGAGTCACTCGTACCACCATATATGATTGGGAAGGTCAAGAAGGTAAAGAAGAGTTTTCTTACATTGTTGAACAAATTAGACATAAACAAGCAAAAGAGCTTGTAAATAAGGGGTTATCTGGAGACTTCAATTCAGCGATAGCAAAAGTACTTCTCACAAAACATGGATACAACGACAAACAAGAGATAGACCACACTACCAAAGGAGATAAAATCGACTCTACATCCGTTGTGAGTAAATTAGCAGAACAAATGAATGAACTATACAGAAAAGGAAATATCAGCAGCGATGGAACTAAAACCAGCTCTGTGGGTACTGAAACATCAGATTAAACAAGAGTCTGGTAAACCGATTGAATTTGAAAAACATCGGTTTCAATATGATATGTATAATGACTTGTCTAAGTACCAAGTCGTTCTTAAACCACCTCAAATAGGAGAAACGTTGAAGAATCTTGTTAAATCTTTTTACGTAGCAAAGAAGTTAGGAAAGGATATCATTTACACCCTTCCTACTCAGAGTGACATTAACGACATGGCGGGCGGCAAGATTAACCGTATTGTCGCTCAGAATCCTATATTGAAAGAATGGGTGAAAGACCATGATACTGTCGAACAAAAGAAGGTAGGAGACAATATAATTTACTATCGAGGAACTTTCACAAATAAAGCAGCTATGATGGTTTCGTCTGGATTGAACATCCATGATGAGGTAGATAGTTCTGATCCTTCAGTGATAGTGCAATATCAAACACGACTTCAGGCAGAAGAAGACGGTGGAATGCAATGGTATTTTTCCCACCCCTCTCTCGCTGGACATGGTGTGGATATCTACTGGCAACGTTCTGACAAAAAAGAATGGTATATTACTTGTAATGAGTGTAAACATGAGCAAGTCCTCACATGGCCCGAAAGCGTTTCGTTGGAACGGCTTTGTTATGTCTGTAAACAATGCGATAGGGAACTGCTGGATAGTGTACGCATCCAAGGCCGATGGATGGACCAAGATAGAAAGCCATGGGACGGGGTGCTCTCACCAGACTACCAGTTCTCAGGATGGCACGTCAGCCAACTAATGCTCTGGAACAAGAGTGCGAAGGATATTATTGACGCCTACAACGACCCACAGAAAGACAAACAGTATTTCTATAACTATGTCTTGGGTCTTCCGTATGTTGGTTCTGAAGATAAAATCGAACCATCTACTATTCTTAAGAACTGTGTTGATGAGGTAAACGACCAGGAAGGGAGAATCATAATCGGTATGGATACAGGCCACGGTATCCATTTTACATTGATGAATAAACAGGGTGTTTTCTTTTATGGAAATGCTAACGAGATTACTGCAAGTAAAGACCCCTATGACACTATCCGAGGATTTCTAAAGAGATGGCCGCGTTCAGTTGTTATTTCTGACCAAGGTGGTGACTTGATTGGTATAAGAAAACTACAAGCCGAGTTCCCGGGTAGAGTATTTCTCTGTTTCTATAGAAAAGACAGGAAGAGTGTTGACCTTGTTGATTGGGGAGAAAATGAAGAGTACGGAAAAGTAACCGTAGATAGAAACCGAATGATTACACTCATGGTTGAGCAACTAAGAGATATTGGGCGTGTCCGTATTCAAGGCACTCCTGAAGAATGGCGCAAGTGGGCTTCTCAATTTGGAAACCTATATCGTGAGAAAGTGTTGGTGAAAGAAACGAAAGACAAAGACAGTAGAGATTTATATGGTAACGAATATGTATGGAAACGTAACGGACCAGACCACTATGCACACAGTTTGTTGTACGCGATAGTTGGTTTTCAAAGATACGGAGGCGGTATGGCGAAAATAGTAGGAGAGTCCATGCTCGATGGTATCCCAAAAGGAGTGATGGTTGAATCACAAGACGTGCACTCGTTCGTAAGTCCTGAGGCCTTTAGAGAAAATACTTTGGAAATTTAATTATCAACATGTCCATTTTTACTAGTAGTGTAGACAAAATAATTATATAATGGTGTTATGTCGTCATCTAGCAATCCTCTTTCACAGAACGTCATAGGCGTTCAAGATTTGATTGCAAACAAAACAAATAAAATATCTAGCGATGGTGGAGTACCACCAGAGGGTGTAGAAAGTGAGAAGATTGACGCTCTCACTCTTACAATGTCTGATGAAGAACTTCTTAAGTTACGAGACAATTGGGAGCAACGATATGCTACCTACGAAGCAAAGATAAAAGAAGTATTCAAAGCAAATCTTCAATCCTATTTAGGAAAACGACCAAACGGGGCTTGGATTTACGAAGGAGATCTTCCTATTGTTGCAAATCTTCAGTTTGAAGCAGAAGAAACATTTCTCGCGGCAGCACTAGCCAAGAATCCAGAACCAGTAGTATGGGCGGACAATTCTCCTGAAGGAAATACTATTGCAACAGCGGTAAAGACGATGTTGCAATTTCATTTTGACCAGCTAGTCATACGAAGAAAGCTTTCAATGATGGTTCGTCAGTGGAGTATCTATCATCTCGGTGTAATCAAGTATGGTTGGAATGCACGGATAAACGATGTATCCGTTGACAATAGAAAGATACAGGACTTTGTGTTTGACCCTAATGGTTTCGTAGATGCATACGGAGACTTCACTTCATATCTTGGTGAGAGAATTACAGTTACGGCAGAGAAGCTTATAGAACTATTCCCGGATTCAAAGTCTTACATAGAACTCTGTGTTGACGGGAAACTTGGTACGGAGGTTGTATACACAGAGTGGTGGACTGACGATTACTGTTTTGTGACCTTCAAAGAAGTTGTTCTTGATAAACATAAGAATCAATACTTCCGTTACCCAGAAAAAATTAGGAACGAATCAAACGAAGTTGTTGTTGACCCAGTCACAGGGGAAGAACAAGAAACTGAGGTACGAAATCACTTTGCTTATCCAAAAAAGCCCTATACATTCCTGTCGGTTTTTTCTCTACAAGAACAACCACATGACATAACAGGACTGGTGGAACAAAACATTCCGAATCAAAATCGTATTGCTCGTCAGACAGACCAGATTGATATGAATGTGGCATCTTCTAACAACGGGTATGCTCTTAGTGAAGACAATTTTACACAAGAGACAGGAAAACAGGCAGCAAACGCTCGTAGAAAGGGGAATCCCATTCTTGTTCCATCAGGAGCACCTATTCAGAGTGCTATTCTTCCTCTACCTGCACAAGGACTTCCTAGTGAGTTCTTTGCATCTTTGGAGAGTCACAAGAACGACCTCCGTTCTTCGTGGGGTATTCAAGGAATTGCTGCTCACCCTAGCGACGAAGACCAGACAGCACGTGGAATGATACTACGTCAGAGTCAAGACACCTCTCGTATAGGGGGCGGTATTGGAGACGCAATTGAACAAGTAGCAGATAATATAGCGAATTGGCTCGTACAATTGTACGCTGTATTTTACGACGAGAAGCACTTTGGTGTTGCGATGGGTGCTTCAAAAGCGTTGGAATTTATCACGCTGTGGAACGGTGATATGAACCGGCAGTTGGTTGTTTCAATCGCCCCTGACTCGATGAAGCCAAAGGATGAGATAACGAATATAAATCTTGCGCAAGCCTTATTTGACAAAGGTGCGATTGGTCCTGTGACACTCCTCACTATGGTTGATTTCCCAGACCCAGAAGAAGCAGCAGCTGATGGAGTAATGTACAAACTCGACCCGATGGCGTACTTCCAAATGAACTTCCCTGAGTACGCTCAACGGCTCCAAGAAGCGCAACAACAACAAGCCATGCAACAAATGCAAAACGATGCAACGAAAGTTGGTATGGAAACTGCTGCACAACAAGGAGCTATACAACCAGAAGCGATAACAGAACCACAAGAAAATATCGCACAAGATCCTGCGAGTGCAGCATTGAATCAAGTACAATTACCATCTGTATAAAGTATGCACAATGAATACTTGACACATTTTTGTGGTATAATTCACATAAACATTGCAAAACAATATGAATAGCAAAACGACAGCATTGAAAATGAAAACGACTACTCCTGCAATTGGTAGGGGTATCAAAGCTCGTATGTCAGGGGTGACACCAAAACGGTTTACTCCTAAGCCAATGAGTCAGAGGAACATTGAATATGGAAAAAGAATGAAAAGCGCACATGAAGCAACATATGGAAAATATTAAACAGGAAGTATACGGAATGGACGAAAATGGTACCGAGTGTGTAGTATTTGACGCAGGGGAATTAGATTAAAACTATGAACAAATTCGACAAGGTAATCGGAGAGTATGGACGTGGAGAACTCCATTCAGGAAGTAAGCACGGTCCGAAAGTTAAGAATCCGAAACAAGCAATAGCGATAGCATTCAGTGAGCGTAAGAGGGCCAAGAATGAGGCGCTCAAGCGTAAGATGAAGGAAAGTAAGTAAGCTCTTTATATAAAAAGCACTACATTTGGGGGTTTAATGTCCTCGCTGTGTTTGGTAGTGCTTTCACGGCGGAGACCTTAAACCTCTGAATAAGAGGTTTTTTGTTTGTAAAGGTTGTAAAGCTCATCCTTCCTAGACAGGAAAAAAGCTTGAATAATAACTAATCACCCTGAAGAAGGGCACAACTATGGAAGAAACACAGAAAGAGTTCCTTAAAGATTTAGAGCCAAATGATCTTATCGACGTATTAGAAAAATCAGTTACTGAGGAACCTCAGGAATCTGAACCAAAAGATACGAAAGACACTGAAGAGGAAGCACGAAATCGGCGTGAGCGTCGCCTAAAAGCGAAGATGCTGGCTGAACGTGAATCTGCAATTGCACTTGCTGCGAAACTGGAAGCTATCACTGAAGCACAACGGTCACGGGAAAATTCCGACGAAGCAAGTTCCTATCTCAAACAGATAGAACGAATCTACGGAACTGACTCACCTGAAGCACTTCAAGCAACCGAGACACTGAAATCTGCATTCCAAAGCCTTGAAAAAACGGCAACTGAGCGTGCGTTAAGTGTTCTCCGAGAAGAGCAACAGAAAGAGCGTGAGGCAATAATCCAGGAAGAAAGGTCACTGGACTCTATGGTGGAAGAGATTGAGGATGAATATGATATTTCCCTTGATGCTCAGACACGAAAAGGATTCTTTCAGCTCCTTGAAAAACTCTCTCCAAAAGACGCAGATGGAAATATCGTACATTACGCTGACCATCATGCTATTTGGGAAGAACTTCAAGCTAGGAAACAAGCTCCGACGAACTCAAGAGCAAAAGATCTCGCGTCTCGTGCAACTGTCAGAACGGGCGCATCGACACCAACGAGTGTTCAGGAAGACGCGACACAACGCTATTTGAGAGAAAACGGGCTACTTTAGCCACTAACGTACAGAGGGATTATTACATTAACAAACCCCCTTTCGTACA